AGTACCATCTGTTCCGCTAGTTCCTGATGAACCATCTGTTCCGCTAGTTCCTGATGAACCTGAAGTTCCACTTGAACCATCTGTTCCGCTAGTTCCTGAGCTACCATCTGTTCCGCTAGTACCTGACGAACCTGAAGTTCCTGATGAACCTGAAGTTCCACTTGAACCATCTGTTCCGCTAGTTCCTGATGAACCATCTGTACCGCTAGTTCCTGATGAACCTGAAGTTCCACTTGAACCATCTGTTCCGCTAGTTCCTGAGCTACCATCTGTTCCGCTAGTACCTGACGAACCTGAAGTTCCACTTGAACCATCTGTTCCGCTAGTTCCTGATGAACCTGAAGTTCCTGAGCTACCATCTGTTCCGCTAGTTCCTGATGAACCATCTGTACCTGAAGTTCCACTTGAACCATCTGTACCGCTAGTACCTGACGAACCTGAAGTTCCTGATGAGCCATCTGTTCCGCTAGTTCCTGATGAACCTGAAGTACCATCTGTTCCGCTAGTTCCTGATGAACCATCTGTTCCGCTAGTTCCTGATGAACCTGAAGTTCCACTTGAACCATCTGTTCCGCTAGTTCCTGATTCTCCTGAAGTACCACTTGAACCTGATGTTCCGCTAGTTCCTGATTCTCCTGAAGTACCGCTTGAACCTGATGTTCCGCTAGTTCCTGATTCTCCTGAAGTTCCTGAAGAACCTGAAGTACCGCTTGAACCTGATGTTCCGCTAGTTCCTGATTCTCCTGAAGTTCCTGAAGAACCTGAAGTACCGCTTGAACCTGATGTTCCGCTAGTTCCTGATTCTCCTGAAGTTCCTGAAGAACCACTTGAACCATCAACTCCACTTAAACCGCTTGAACCTGATGTTCCGCTAGTTCCCGATTCTCCTGAAGTACCACTTGAACCTGATGTACCGCTAGTTCCCGATTCTCCTGAAGAACCACTTGAACCACTTGAACCTGATGTACCGCTAGTTCCTGATTCTCCTGAAGAGCCACTTGAACCGCTTGAACCTGATGTACCGCTAGTTCCTGAAGAACCACTTGAACCATCAACTCCACTTAAACCACTTGAACCTGATGTACCGCTAGTTCCTGATTCTCCTGAAGTTCCTGAAGTACCACTAGTACCCGATGTTCCTGTTCCACCTGTAAAATTAATTATTACATTACCACTTCCGTTATCTATAACAGAAGCACCTGAAAAAGTCATACCTGTAACGTTTGTTGCCGTTACACCTGACGTGGCATCATAAATTGTAAGAGGGCTTCCACCTCCACCGCTTGTAAATCCAGTTACCTGAATATCCTCACCAAGTGAATTGGTAAGAGTTAAAGTTTGGCTACCACTATTATAAGTTCCACCTGTAATTGGAGCAGTTAAACCTGTAATTGTTATTGTACCGCCAGTATTATTATATAAATCTAAATCTGATGTACCTGAAAAATATGTACCACCCGTAATTTGAACGTCACTACCATAAAATATCCTCCAACGAGCATCTCCTACTGTTGTCCCACTTTGACCTTCAATTGTCGAACCAGTCCAAGCGTTAATAAAATCTCTACCCGCTTGTGAACGGTCATTAACCGATGTTGCATAGTCAGTAACAGTAATTCCAGAGTTACCTGTTAATCCTGTCAACGCATTCCATAGTGTATCATAATTTGGTATTGTATATTGATATACAGTTTCAGTTTCCTGAACAAATACTTGCATACCTAATCTCCTTCTACCTGAAGATATATTATCAGAATTTAACGTTAATACATCACGTGAAAATGCACTTCCCGTTCCTTTCGTGAATTGAATTGGTATTGTATTACCAGAATTTTGAATTGCTCCTGATGTTACACCGTATGTCGACCAATTTAAATCCGAAAGTGAATATACCTCCATATATCCACCTGTTTGGAGTACAGAAAAATTAGTACCAAATGTTGCTGTCCTTGTTACGGATTCAGAACCTGAAAGTTGACTTGCGGTTATAGGATTTTTATATGGAAATGACATGTTGTTTTGTTTATATTAAAAATATGTTTTTATATTATGTTTTAGTGTCCCCCTTAAAGTAGATTGTAACAGACAATGGAGGTGCCACTGGTTGTTCAGCATACGAACCTAACCATAATACTCTATAAGTCCCTGCAGGAATGGCTGCTCCTGAAGTTACGATAACGTTTTGTGTTGATAAACCTGGGTCAGGCGTACCATCATTGATAACATTAGTTGCACATGCACTACCAGTACCAATATCTACCGTCATATTTGTCATTGTACCTCCAACACCCGCCAATGGTACCCAAATTGAATAGAAGTATTGAATACTAGGGTCTACTTGTCCAGGTGCTACCGCGATAGTACCAAACGTATATTGATTTTGTCCACAACCATAAGAATCATTACCCGAACCAGAAACTTGTCTTATTGGTCCTGCCAAAGTTGTAACAGGCGTTAGGAACCCATCAACAGTAGTTGACCAACCTGAGAAATGAGCATAAACGTCCAAATCAGGAGAATAATTTGGTCCTGCGGCCGGAGCAACCTGACCATTAAGCCAATAACCATAGAATGAAACGGCACCATTATCTGACATATATTGACCAAGATTATTAGTTGAACTAACATCACTTGGTTCAGGGAAAATGTAAGCCGAGAATGGTAGATTAGTTGGTGTTGGTGTAGGTGTTTGAGTTGGTGTTTCTGTGTTAGTTGGTGTCTGAGTTACCGTTGGTGTTGGTGTATTCGTTGGAGTCTCAGTATTTGTTGGTGTCTGAGTTTGGGTTGGCGTTTCAGTGTTAGTTGGTGTCTGAGTTTGGGTTGGCGTTTCAGTATTTGTAGGTGTATTAGTTGGAGTCTCAGTATTAGTTGGTGTTTGAGTTTGAGTTGGTGTTTCTGTGTTAGTTGGTGTTTGAGTTTGAGTTGGCGTCTCGGTATTTGTTGGAGTATTTGTTGGAGTCTCAGTATTTGTTGGTGTCTGAGTTTGAGTAGGTGTTTCTGTATTTGTAGGTGTCTGAGTTTGAGTTGGCGTCTCGGTATTTGTTGGTGTATTTGTTGGTGTTTCAGTATTAGTTGGAGTTTGAGTTTGAGTTGGCGTCTCAGTATTAGTAGGTGTTTGAGTTTGTGTTGGAGTCTCGGTATTTGTTGGTGTCTGAGTTGGAGTTTCAGTATTTGTTGGTGTCTGAGTTTGTGTTGGAGTTGGAGTTTCAGTATTTGTTGGTGTCTGAGTTGGAGTTTCAGTATTTGTTGGTGTCTGAGTTGGTGTTTCAGTTGGGGTAGGTGTTTGAGTTTCAGTTGCAGTAGGTGTTGAACCTGCAGTTGCAGTTGTACTTGGTGTTGGTGTTTGAGTTTCTGTATTAGTCGGTGTCTGAGTTGATGTTGGTGTTTCAGTATTAGTCGGTGTTTGAGTTTGTGTTGGTGTTTCTGTAGGAGTTTGTGTTGGAGTCTCAGTATTAGTAGGTGTTTGAGTTTGTGTCGGTGTTTCAGTATTTGTAGGTGTTTGAGTTTGTGTCGGTGTTTCAGTATTTGTAGGTGTGTTTGTTGGAGTTTCAGTATTAGTTGGCGTTTGAGTTTGTGTTGGTGTAGGCGTAGGTGTTGCGTTATACGTATATCCTGTAATAAATGCATAAGTATAAATTGAACCAGGCGCACTAACTATAAGGTTATTAAAAATAGATATTTGAGTTGCGTCGGTATAAACATCGTTTAATACGGTTTGTGTAAATCCTGTTGTTTCCCCAAACGGAATTACAATATTTACCGAATTAAAAATTGGGATTCCCGTTGTTTCTATTTCGTCAATAAATGATATGTTAAGTGCAACATCAGACAATGTTGACGCAGTGGCACCATAACCTGCATAAATTGAACCAGACGAATAGAATGCTTCAAGATTAATTATAACACCAGCGGGTGTGACACTTGGAGTAGGGGTTAATGTTGGAGTCTCAGTATTAGTAGGTGTATTTGTTGGTGTTTCAGTTGGTGTAGGAGTTTGAGTTTCAGTCGCAGTAGGAGTTAACCCAACAGATGCTGTCGGAGAAGGTGTAAGTGTTGCAGTTGTAGTTACCGTTGGAGTTTGGGTTTGAGTTGGAGTTTGGGTTTGAGTAGATGTTTGAGTTTGAGTTGGTGTTTCAGTATTGGTTGGTGTTTGGGTTTGAGTTGGCGTCTCAGTATTAGTTGGTGTTTGTGTATTTGTTGGAGTTACTGTCGGTGTTTGAGTCTGAGTAGCAGTATTTGTCGGTGTTTGAGTTTGAGTTGGTGTTTCAGTATTGGTTGGTGTTTGGGTTTGAGTTGGCGTCTCAGTATTAGTTGGTGTTTGTGTATTTGTTGGTGTAGTCGTTGGGGTTGTGGCAATTGAAGTTACTGATGGTGTTGGTGTAGGTGTTGGCGTTACACACTCAAGGGTTACAACAACCCCATTAAACATGTCTGTTCTTGTTTGTGCGGAATAATAAATTACATTGTCAACATAAACATTAAATGGTCCTAAGGCGTTTGAATTAGATGCTAATCTAACAATATATGTGGTACAACCTGTTACTGTTAATTGTTGTTCAATTTCAGTTCCACATCCAGGTGCATTATTTGTTACTAATATAGAGTAAGTCGACATTCGTTGTTTTACTTAATAAATACCACGACTATCTTATTTGAATAAAAAAAAAATAAAACAGATTATTATAAAAATAAAAATATCTTATATTACACAAGAAGGGTCTGAATATACAATAGAAAAATTACAATTTGCTTCTTGAATATCAATATTGACGACACAAGAAGCCAATTCAATAGTAATTTGGAAAGTACAACCAAAAGTACATTGTAATAATTTAAAAATACTACATCCATTGTTATCCGTTAAGGTTAACATTATCTCAGGAGCAGTATTAAATATTGAAGGTATTGTGTTATTATATTCAACTGTAGGTGGAACGGGTCCTGTATTTATAGTACCAAGTAAAGTTTGATAGTTCCCATATACATCTGATATATAGACATCAATTGGGTATGTACCTCCCGATATTTCCGTTATTCTTACCTGTATCATGTTAAACAAATTGTATCATAAACGATTATCAATTCAATAATAATTTCCTGACCATTTAAACTATTGTTAGTTGGACTTGTTTGAATTATTATTTGATTATTGGCAGAATCTACCGTTATTACACCAATACCAGGTATTGTATTTAATAAACTAACAACTGTATCATAATAATCATTATCACTTGGTGCAACATTTAAAGATGTTGTTGTAAAGAACGTATCACTTGTTGTTATACCTAAAGGATTTACGGAAACTTTAACTGTAAAAGTTGCAGATATTAAACTACAACTTGTATTTCCCGAAGTTAAATCATCAAATCCAACATTCAACATTTGTAACAATCCAAACTTAGTTTGTGATTGAATGTTAAACACTTGAGACCCCATTACATAAGTTTGATAAGAAACATATGCCGCATCACAAGTAATACTGGTAGTTCTTGATAATGAACATCCATTATCATCAACTATTGTTAAATTGTATGTTCCACCTGTTAAACCTGTGACAGTAATTTCTTGTGGGTTATTAGGTATATTATCAGACCAAGTAAATACGAAAGGTGGAGTACCAGATGAGATAAATGCAGTTAACATCCCATCAGAACCTGTACCACAGGAAGTGCTATATAAACTATAATCTAACGGTGAACTTTCCCCAACATATACTTGAGTAGTTTGGGTACAACCCGTACTATCTGTAACGGTAATTGTATGTTGTCCCGATGAAACATTATCAAATGTAATTGCAGATAATGTAGTATCATTTATATTAACTAAACCATCTAATGAATAGTCAAATGGAGATTCTCCCCCATCACTCTTGTTAACTGTGATATAACCATTATCACGATTGCAAGTTGTTCCTGTAGTTTCAGTGGAAATTGTAAAGGTATTAGTAGCATATAATGTAACCTCATCCATATAAAAACATCCCGATTCATCTTGAACCGAAACTGAATATGTTCCCGAAGCTAAATTTGAAAATAATTGAGTGGTTTGATTATTACTAACATTTAATGTATTCCCATTAGGATAAATTAAAGTATAGATATAAGGCGATGTACCTCCAATAACCGAAACAGTTATTGAACCACCATTACTTGAACATGTTGAACCTTGTGTTGAAATACTAACAGACGTTATACCATTTGGTGATGTTAGAGTTGTACCTACCGTGATTGTACATAAAGCTGCATCGGTAACTTGGAAAGAATAATTTCCTGGTGATAATCCAGATATTGACCATGATGTCGGATATTGGACCACCACTTGACCTGTGGATGCAGAATAGTAATAAGGTGCGGTTCCTCCCGTAATTTGAATGGTTAAAACTCCATCGGCGGAAAAACAAGTTGGTTCCGTTGCTGTAAATATTCCCAACCCTATTGGCGGTACATCAACAATTGTTGCAGACTTTGTTGTCACACATCCATAAAAATCTGTGACACTAACAGAGTAATTTCCCGCAGTTAATCCAGTTACAGTTGACCCTGTGGCACTTGTGTTCCAAAGATATGTATATGGTGGACTACCTGTTAAACCAGTAATCATAATTTTACCCATAGCACTACCTCCGCAAGATGAGTTTGGTACCACATATAGTCCATAATCTAATGTATCGGAATCTTCAACGATAAAATTGGCACTTTGTCCTGTACAACCACCCAAGTCAAGAACAGTTATATAATATGTTCCCGCTGTTAGGCTTCCAAATTCAACGGTAGATTGGCTTGTAGTTGCAGATTGAGAAAATACCCCATCTCCATGATATAAATAAAAACTTGTTGAGGAATAATCAGATGTCGATGTTCCTGTAACTGCCCCGTTATTTTCAGAACATGTTGTTCCCATAACTCCAAGAATACTTGCACATACCCCACTTGATACTGGTATATTAATGTAAAATTCACTATTTGTTGGTAGGGTACTATCATTAACCCTAACCGCATATGTTGTGGCGCTTAATCCCGTTTTAACCGCAGGTGATGTTGTAACAATATCAGGTGATAATACAGGACTTAACCATTGTACTGTATATGGTGGAGTACCACCAGTCAAAGTCAAACTAATTGACCCTGAGTTTGTATTTGAACAATCCCCCGTAACCGCTATGTTATAATTAAACACTGACATTATCTAGTACAATTTATATTAATATTTATTCCTACGTTTAAAACTACCGTTTCTTGTAAATTTTGGGAAACACATCCTAAATTAGTTATTGTTAATGTATTACCATTTAAGAAATATGTGTAGCCATAACCATATAAAGTTGGTAGATAATCTATTAAAGCGTTTCTCCACTGCGAATCTGTTGGTACATCATTATAACCATACCCATTATAAAAACTATCTTGAATTATGATTTGGTTATTAATTCTTAAATCAACATACCATTCTGTCTGAACTGAATTTTGATAACATTCATTAAGTGTTAGTCCACTTGATGATAACATATTATTAATTCTATTTGCAAGAATACTATTAAAATCAGATACATTAATATCACCATTTAACCACGGATAAATATAAAATTCAACATACTCTGAATTACATGTGTAATCAAAAATGTTTGATATAATATAACATGGGTCAACAGGTACTGGTATAAACTGACAACCTCTTTGTCTTCTATAAACAAACTTTTGTTTATGTAGTACAGAGTTTTCGAATCTAACCCCGCCATTCCAAATGGTTGTTGCGGGAACCATCTGTTCCACCAACTTAGTCCAATAAGGACCTATACCATTAACGTAATCGATTAACTTTTGATACGTGTACTTGTTGTTGGGCAACCCGACAGTTTGTTCTGATTCGATGTATTTCCACCAAATAGATTGTAATGTAGGATAACCACCCGTTTTACCATCAGAGATGTATTGTCTGTTTCGAGTGTTAATCATATTCTGCCAAAAAGTTTGAGAGAATTCAAAGAATGTTTTCTTCTTAGGCTTAGGGTCAACATATGTCCAATCAACACCACCTGGTACAGGATAACCAACGGTTAAACCTGATTCAGGAATTGGGTAATCATATCTTCTTGATTGGTCCCAAACATCATAAACAAGACCTTGGGCCGGATTTAAGAATATGTCAACGTTCTTTACGTTTAATACTAATTTTTCATTATCGATAAAGTAGTATGCATTGTAATCTCCTTGAGTTGAAACTCTAATTTTATCATCGTCCGCTAACCATGATTTATTATTATCAACAACTTTTTGAAGTTTAAATCCTTCCGTCATATAAGGGAAGTCCCTAAATCTATTCAAATAAGTCTGACCGTAAGTAAACGGTTGTAATTGTGTTTGGATACTAAAGTTTTGTCCTGTGTAAACATTTCCCGTAAGTACAACATTATCAGGACTTCTATGTGATGGTGTAGTTTCATACCAACCAGCACCAATTTGGAAGAAGTATGTTTCCGTATTGACAGGAGCTTTTGGATATCCTTCAAAATCTATAGGGTATGCTGCTAATGTTATATTAGTATCAGTATATGTTGCGGTTTCTGTAAATGCAGTATAAATTTGTCCATAAATACTATATGTTTGACCTACAGCATAAGATGGTGTTTCTTGAACGTAAGTACCACCTGAAATTTGAGCCCATTGATTATAGAACTGGTCAAGATTAATTTTTTGGTCAGCCAAATAAATGTGTTCATTATATTCAATTAGTGAATCAGGTGCTCCAATCAATCTTAATAAAAATTCAACAGACCTTCTCGTACCTTTTGATTTAAAAAGGTATGAGGCATTAAGAATTAAATTTCTATAATATGCATAGTTTAATTCTGTTGGCGTTAAAGCTCGAGCATAACCAGGATAAGTTGGTGTCGATGTATTACCAAAAACAGATGATAAGAAATCCTCATTTGTAATTGGTGAAAAATTAGATGACCATCCTAATGTTTGAGATAAATTAGCCAATAATTGTGAAGGTATATCATTTGATGGATTATAGTTTACAGAATTCATGTAAGCCAACCCTTCGATAAATTGTTTTATTTGGTCAAAACTTCTACCGTAAATTTGGAATATCTTTTCAACTTTTCTACCCAAAGTATCAAATTCTTTTAAAGAATCTGAAATTAAGAATCTTGAAATTAAATTGGTCTTAAACGAATCCAAATTAACCGCAATTGCTTGGATTTGTTCCAAGTATGAGTCAAATAAGAATGAACTAATATCTAAGTTCCAAGGACCATCTTTTGGCCAAGTCACTTGTTGATAATCCGTATATGTTTGACCAAATTCATTTTGTTGTGGTACTTGAAATACCGCAGTATATTCAGGTCTAACTAATCTATTAAGTAAGAATTTTTCAACCTCATCAAAACTTTCTTGAAATATTTTGTCAACAATATAATCATTTGGTCTGATTTGATATTCTTGTTGGATTGTGGTTGCCGTTGTTCCAAATGGTGAACCAGAAACGTAAAATGTAATATCACCTGATGTTAATGTGGTAGACGGAATAAACGCCAAAACCTTATAGATATTATCATCAATGCTAACACAATAATCTAAATAAGTGTTGTTAAGATTTCTATATGGCGAAACATCTAACTCTCTCAATGTTAAGTTAGTTGACGCACTAATAGAATAATCAATATCAAATGGATTTTTTATTCTATCAACATTAACCTTGAAATATGTTTCATCATTTTGAACATCATAAACAATATCATAAGCAGTATTACCTGTTGAGAAATCACTATTAGTAAATATAATATCTAAAGACGCTGGGAAATAATTAATAACACGAGTAATTGAAACCCTAAATCTTTCAGATAGAGAACCATACATCGAAAAGTTAAGAACTTGAGTAATATCAAAGTTTGGATAAACTCTAAATTGAGTTGCAAGTATTCTTCGACTCTCTTCAACACTATCAATATTCATCATATCCAAAGTCATTGGTTCTGAGAACGCTCCGACATTGAATGTACGATTAACTTTTTCTGTTACTCCTGTTGTAAACTCAAAATTACCTTGCGTAAGTCCTCCACCCTCGACAGTTTGTAATCCTACAATGTTGTCAGAGAAAGTCCCCCCGCCATTACCTGGTCTTGGTGGATAAAAGTATTTAGTATTTGTTGTGTTTACTGCCATTAACCAGTTATGTTTGTAAAGTTTTTACTGAAATCAATATTATTACCTCTACTTTGTCTAACCTCATATAACAATGCATTAAATTGGTCTCTAATTTCATACAAGTTGTATTGTCTGTATATGTTATTTTCAGAGTCATATATTGTATAAACACCATCATCAATTGATTTGGTTTGATTACCATAAAGAGCAATTGCAAGAGATGATACGTCGTATTCAACCATTTCAACTTCCAAAGTAATTGGGTTAAAAAATGTATTTGAAATAATAATGTTTTGATTTGGCTGACCAATAAATGGTGTTGCGTTTGGATTGTTAGTTGGGGATGATGATGGTGATAAAGTCAAGAATATTAAATTTGAATTTCCATCAACATATCTATATCTAATTGCTTTTTGTGTTGTATTTGTTTGGTTTGTCACCACAGGTTCACAAAAGAACGATGATGTAATAACTCTAAAGAAATTTGGTATCTTTGAACCATCAGGATTTAAATATTCGACTCTAAATCCAACCAATCCTTGTGGAACAAATTTATTTTGATATTGTGTTGGAACATTTGAAATATCAATCACAATTCCTTTTACGTTTGGCAAAGCACTTAACACACCACAATCAGTAATTCTTGTTCTGATTTGTGCGGGTCTTAAGTATAGTGTGTAAATCCCAAGAGCGTTGAACTGCTCAGCAGGTAATGTTAAGTTGTATAATCCACCCAAAACCTCAACACCAGCGTTTCCACCTGTTTCTGTGTTGTTGAAATAAGGTTTAAGAATTGTTTGTGCGTCAAGTTGTGTTAGGACGAAATTACTCGTAACATCCCTTGATGGAGTATAATTTAATATAATCTCTACGTCTTCAGGTGAAACGTCTGAAGGTCTAATTGTGCCGTATGAACCGATTGCCATATCTTATTTTATCTTATAAATAGTTTAGTTCTTTTTTTCAACGTTAAAAAATCCATATCCGTAATTAATCATGTCACCTAAATTGTCAACCTCCCCTAATCTTTGGATTCTTTCGTATGCTGAATTCTTTCCTCGTTCAACAAAAACATTTGTTTGTATTTGTGGTTGGTCAATAACTTTGATTAAAACTTCCTCTTTTGTTATTGGTCTTTGTGTTAAATTATTCTCTGTAAATCCTGAAGATTGTTCAAAAAATATTGTTGTCCCGTCTATGTAATCATAGTAATCAACCAAATTAACTGTATAGGCGGTGAATGTTGTTGCAGTATTAGTTATCGCCCCCCATATTTGACCGTTCTTAATAACGGGAACTCCAACTTGGAATTTTAATGGTCCATACATCGCCAACTCATTAAGTTTGGATTTTGTTAAACCTGAAACCGTAAATGGAACCGTTGTAAAATTATTTGATGTTTGAGCAGATACTTCGTTAACGGCATCTCCTGAAAATATGTAGTTATAACTGATTGGAGTTTCAATCCAATTACCACCCACAGGAATAAAAAACGCTTCACCATTTGGGTTATTAATGACCACATCAGAAAATGGTGTCGTGATTGTTTTGGAAACTCTTGTAATTCCCCACGGATTTGTTTGTTCCAATGTAATTGTATATTGAGCAATTGCAACAGGATAAGTGTGTACGATTGAATTGGGTGTGTATGAACTAATGGTTTGCGATGGCGTCCCATCACCCCAACTAACCTTATAAGATGATAAATCAAGAAATTTTTGAAACTCACTTGATGTATTATACACATTATAAACATATGGGTTTGAAGTTGTTGATGAGAATATAAAATTGGCAACCACATCTTTCTGTAATACCGCTCCATCAAATGGACTAAAGTAACCAACGTCAACCGCAGTTTGTCTGAATAAAATTGGAATTGTAATTCCTGATAATATTGAACTTCCATTTGGTCCCGCAGTCAATACTTGGGTCATCCCCGAATAAACACCAGTCGTTTCACCAGTATAAGTTGGTCCAACGTTTTCACCTTGCATATTAACAATAAACAAGTCACCCTTAATTGTTTCAGGTGATATTATAATATTATAAAAATCTTCCATTATGGGTTAACATATTCATACCATTTTATGGGTTCCAATGTACCCGCCCTTTGAGCATCATTAAGATATATTGTTTGATTTGGATTCATGTTGAATATTTGATAATCATGTTTTTCATAATTTAATTCAACACGATAATAAAAATATTGTGAACCATCAAAGATATATTTGTTACCAGGTAATGATGATTGTGGCATATTCATCATCTTTGTAAAGTATCCATTTTTTGCATCATAGAACTTGGCAGTCATATAAAATGTTTTGATATCCAAAAATGTTCTTTTCTTTAACCAATAGATAAAGAAACCTTCTTTGTCTCCAACATAGTCCAAAACAAAATATGGTTTTTTAATACTAACAGGTGTCGTCTGCATGATTGCGTCCATCTTTAACCCTTGTTGTGTCGGTATAATAATTGTTATATAATTGGTCTGTCTTTTTTCATCAACATTGTCATACAAATCCAATTTAAAAAATGAATTGGTAAAGTTGTTTGTATAATAAAAAATCTCTTGAGTTGTAAACCCTTCCACCTGATAATTGGACTTCCAATTTGTAGCATCATTTAAAGAACCTCCTGAATAAAAATTAAACTCATATTTAATATCCGTTGGTTCAGTTGTTGTACCTGTCAAAGGTGCATGAGCAAATCGAGTTACCTCAAAATCTCTACCAACACCAATAACCTCAGTAATGATTTTACTTTCGTATTCATCAATACTTTGGTCCAACCCAACATAGTCCCACGTTAACTGAATGGGGATTGTAAGTTGTCGGTCAACAAAACCGTCTAAATTAATTTTAACTTTATTCACACTCATCAAACAATGGCTTAATTGGGTACTGAACCCCTAAAGAGTTATAGTTTATTCCTTCAGGTATTAATCTAAAGATGGCTTCTTGATATGGATATTGAGCGCTGTTCATAAATGGGAAATCAACACCCCTTTCAAGGTTATCCTTAAACCCATAAGTATATATGTCTCTCCATCTAAACGATTGGTCGGCAGAAGAATAAAAAGAATAGAAAGGCACATTTTCAACTTGTTCCGCAACCGCAGTCTCAACATAATCAGAGAAAACTCTAATCCTCATTGATGTGTGGGGTTTGTAATAAAATCCAGGACTATTTGTTGAATATGTTTCAGTAGTTTGAAATACGTTTTGATTGTAATTCAGTTTTTGATAGTACGGTGAAATAACCCTTTCAATTTGGTTATAATCATTCCACTCACAAAAGTCACCATCAATTAAATCATCTTTTTTTAAATCTTGATTATAATAAAATGTTTTTGTAACACCACTAGTCAAAGTATAATTTGATGTTTGTATGTTTGTATCGGAATAAGTATTTTTTAAATCCCACCAAGAACTTATTGGCCTTGTCAAATTAAACTCCCAACCTTGTTTTAACCCTATACCATTATTTGGTTGATTAAAATATCCCGTATATCCTTTATTAATAATAGTTAAAAATAATTCACTAACAGGTCGTTTTTGATTATCCAACACTCCATTTAAATCTAAATCGTAATTGACCGTAACATTATATGAATTACTACTAGTCTTTTGAGATATTCTTGAAATTTGGTTTGGTGTTATTGAACTATATTCAAATTTTCTCTCTTCGTTAAATAGATTCTTTTCAAACGCATTTTTAACCATAATACAATCTCCAACATTTGTTAAAATTTTATGTTCCCTCACATAATATTTTGACTTTGTTTCCAATAAATTATCAGGATTAATAACTCTTTTAAATGTTCCCGTAACTCCATTGGCAAATGTGGTACCCGTATATCCAAAATTGAATAGGTTAAAAACGTAGGGGTCACTATCTAATTGGTTATTACCCAATGAATAAACTTGGAATAAATTTAATTGATTATAAAAGAAAGGTAATTCAACATACTCACCAACAGTTAATCCGTGTGGTGCAATACATTGAAATCTAATAACATTACTACCATTTTGAGTTCCATTAATAATTGAAAATGGAATACCTTCGGACGCATACCAATCATAACTACTATTATTTAATGTGTATGACATTTGTTTTAAATAATTGTTACTTTGAGCATAACTAATATAATATGTCCAATTGTATGTGTAGGCACTTTTTGCAACATAATTAATATGTTGGTCAGATATGTTAGGCCTATAAAAATCAAATTCATAATATTGTGGAAATCCTTTCCATATAGTACTAACAAAAGATTGTTCGGGATTAACATAATATAAAGTATTTCTAAATGGAACATATTCAGTAGTACCTGTATATGTGTTACCATACAAATAATTAACTTTGAATGTGGGTCTGAATATACCACTACTTTGTCTTTCATCATCAAATACTTGAGCCAAACTAATACTTTGACTTCGGTCATATTCAACCATTTGTTGACTCTGTTGCTCTAAAGTAATAGTGATATCTTGGTCAACTGATGGAGCCGCCTGATATTCCTGACTACTCGGTATAATTGTAAACTTATTCACCTACAGAATATTTTGTTTTAAATTTATCTAACGCAGTTAATCCTTTATTTACTCCAAAATAAAAATGGAATGGAGCGCTAACTAAGAATTTATTTGGATAAGTTCCCGCATTGTAAGAATATGAACCATTAGGGTTTACATTAAAGATATAACCTCTTTCGTATATATCACTTACTTGTGAATTTGACCCAATAAAATAACTTGGCGACCCAATATTTCTTCTATCTAATGATTGATAGTTATATCCAAAAATACCTGAAGTATTAATATTTGATGATTGATTTGTAACCCAATCATTGTATTGTGAACCAAAAATACTTTGTATTGATGGTTGATTTAATCCCCACTGATAAAACGGTACATACTGAGATTTAATACCATAAGGATATGTTATAGCATTTGCATTATTTGATGGTCTAAAATCAATAACTCCAGGCGTTAAGAAGTCTTTGTTTTGTAAATCAACTGTGGTAGAAGAAAAGAAAACACCCATTGTTGGGTCATCAAGTCCACCCAAAATAACAACAGGGTCATTACTTGTACCATAAACACTATAAAACTCAGGTGAAAAAGGTATTACACCATACTCAGAATTAATTGACATACTTTGAGCTAAATCACCATCAATTCTTCTATCGGGTCTGGTAAATAATTGATTCAATCCATTATTACCAAAAGTAAAAAGTTGAGCCAAATATCCTTCGTCTGTAATACGAGATATAACAAATAAATTTACCAAATCTGAAGTATCCGAATAACTTGTTGGATTTAATGTATTCATTATGTACCCTTTAGCTGACGGGTCAAAAATTATTTCTTGATAAAAATCATCTTTAATACCCAAATTAACAATTGTTGTTGGGAACAATAAATTTCTGTCATTAACGGGGTTTATTAATCCAAGAGTTGGTCTTCCAATAAATCTTGGTGATGTTGTTCCTGACAAATAAGGTGAACTTCTGTAATAGAAGTTATTAGTCTTATCATCAAAATAAACAAGTTCTTTGGCAAACTGAGGTGGTAATGGTTTATTTTGTTGGTCAAAATAAGTATCAACTTGTATTGGAAATGTGTATAATGAACCATTTACCCAATTGTTGGTAAATGTTTGAGATAAAACACCTCGACATAACCCATAGAAAAATCTAAATCTAAATCCCCACTCACTAAACGCCCTTAAATCTTTTTGTAAATCTGTCCAAGGATTAACCGCAAAAACATAACACCCATTTTGAACTGAATCACTACTTTGACATCCCGCAGTAACACCAAAATTAACACTATTACCACTATAACAATTAAGACCAACCATTCTCTCACAAGTACTTAATGACTCTAACACATTGACACTAGCAAGTTGACCCTCAATATCAGCATTAACTTGAGATGCACCTGTATCGTAACCACTTACATTAATGGGTGCTCCTTGTCCACCAATAATATAAGCAGAAAATCCTACGTTTTGTTGTAATAAACTAACACTACCATTTATAACACCACTATCGATATAATCAGATGATGGTAATCTGTCAGTTCTCATAACATTTCTTGAAGAATTGACAATGTTCAACGCACTTGAACCCGTTAATGTTGGATATAAAATTGGGCTAAAGTATACCCTACTCGGTGGGTCATTATATGCCTTATAAGAGAGCAACGGGAATATCACATTTAAAATAATAGTATTTAAAACTAATGGAGTTAACTTTAATATTGCACCACCCGATAAATCCTCGGCGGTATCATACTTACTAACCGATATTGCGGATGAATAATAATCATTCGATGTTTTGGTTACCACACCATTAGCTATTCCATATGACGGACTTTTATCAATGAATACTGTTGCTGGTACAAAAACATTACCAAATGTTGGACCTGAATTAATAGTTCTATCGGGAGTTGTTGAATCTAATGCCCCATAAAATCCAACATTACTTGTGGTGTATGAAGAAAATTGTAAACCAGGTGTTGTTGAACCTACCACACCAGGACTATAAACATAAGATGAAAAATAAATATTATTTTGAACGTTATGTTGTGGAACAGTAGTTACTGAACCTGTTGGTAATTTTTGAACAGGTATATTCATTTTTGTTGTTGCCGTAATGATTACGTCGTTTTCATTTGGGTATCCCAATATCTTACCAATACCATATTGATTAATTAACGTTGGGGAATATGGGTCAACCCCTCTTTGTAAAATTAAAATTTTTGAGTCAGAAAAATCCGCAAAATTACTTATGGCTAAATTTTGTTGTGCTCCATCTTCAAGCCACCCATCACTACCTAAATTGCCTTTAACTTCTTTATAAATTTGAACTGAGCTTGGTGCAGTTAAATAGTTCCAAAACCCAACACCACTACCTAAATTAGGTATTGAATATTGTGGTACACCATTAACAATATTTGTTGTAATTGTAATAGCAGTAAGTACTTGATAGTATTCAATATCTGAAGGATATACATATCTTTGACAACTTTCACCAAAACTAACTACCGTATATTCTGCAGTACCACCTAAATTAGTTGTACTTATACAATTAACATTTGTTATTGTATGAGACCCTAATGTTAACGCACTATAAATAACAATCCCCCCATTACAAGTATTATATGTCACCGTACCTGAAGTAGTAACATCTATAGTAATACTATCAACACACTCAGTTGTTGCACTTGGTATAGTATATAATGTAGTCGATTCCGTAGTTTGACTATTATCTGTTGGAATTGCATATTTTACTTGAGTAGTAAATTGGTCAGTTTGAATTCTACCATTTATTCCTTGTAACACTGAACCACCAGTAGTTCCTGTCCACAAATAATTTTTATCTGTGGTTAATGATGGATTCACAAAAGTTAATAGAGTACCTGGTTCAAATTCTTCAGGTGATAATATAGTTAAAGTATTATCATAATGATACAAACCTACAGGATTATTTACATCTGAAGCAAAAGTAGCTTTTATTCTATTAATCCCTTGGAAATATTTATTTCTAACATTAAAAGTGTTTATCCTTTCTCCTGGTGTTATTGTTTTTGAAACAGCAAATCTTCGAGTATTATCGCTGTCAGGAAATGTAACAATAGAACTCACACCATTTTTGTATGCAGATGGATTAGTATTACTAGAACCAAATCCTGCAAGTGCCTCACTTAAAATTTGAGCATATAATGAATTGTTCGCTTCGTAAGTATCATCACTTGGAGATTGTGATGTTGCCCTTTCTTGAGCCTTAACTAAATTTTCATAATATGCCGATGAATTAGATAATTGACTAACTAAAAAAGACTCAGTGGCGTTTGTAGAAGACTGTAGAATCTCTGGGTCACATTCACAAGCCTGACAATCGGGATAAGTCACCATTGGTAATTTAAAAGGTCCAAACCTTAGTTGTTCAATGAATTTTTTTATTTTCTTTGCTTTAATTAACAAAATTGTCCATACGGTCAACTGTAGTACCGCAGATACTACCCCCGCAATACTAACACCAAAAGACGCAATAATTAACGCAATATAAACCGCAACCAAAAATCCAAACGCAATAACGTTTTTAATAATCCACCCAATTAATGCAATAATTAAAGGTTTCGCATAATTTTCTAAAATTGCCGCAGCAATATGATAAACAATTAATAATGGGATACCAATTATTTGAACCAATTGCATTAAAATTGCAAATAGAAAGAAAATAAAATCAAAATTTCTAAAACCTTCATTTACAGGAAATTTATTAATAGTACTTTCACAATCTTGACTGTCAATTTCTTTAATCCCAATAAACCTACCTCTTCCACCATTTTTAAATTCATCAATTAACCCTGAAACCGTGTAAACTTTATTAAAGTCAAATTGATAAAAAGTATCATCACAATTTATTGCCGCTTGAGTATTTGTGTATCCGGTCCAATCTAATCCAAAATAATATGAACCAGCCAATTCTGCGTTAGACGATGGGTTAAATTGTAAATTTGGGTCAATTACCGAACTTGTCCATCCATACTCTTTAATATTTGGAACTAAAAAATATGGTCGTCTTGTTTGTTCAGTTAATGCCGTTGGTTGAGTCCATTTAATTTTAAATCTATATTTTGCCTTAGTTGGAATACCTATTGTTGGGTCATTTGATATAACTCTTTCACCAAATTCATTAGTTATATAATAATCTAAGTTCATTGGTAATTCAGTTAACCAAACACCATCACCATCAATAATATTTCCAGATTGTTCTAATTGATATTGTTCCAGTATTGGATTACCAATAGTATCTTGTTGGATGGTTTGTCTAATTGCTAATATTTGTCCAGGTCCTGATTGTAAACTACAAAGATTACCCATATCATCTTTAGGTTTTGCATTTCTCCTAACTCGGTAAGCGTCTGAAGTGGAATAAATTGAACCCATAAAAACAGATGTTGGTTGTATATTAACATTTGCCTCGTCTCTCAAATCAAAATCAAGACGATTAATGGCAATGTCACAAATATCAGGGTCACCCCAAAGTGGTGATATTTCAATACCTTTAACCAAATTAATAATTTGAGGTAATGAATTTAAATCTGTTGATGTTCTAAAACGATTACCCGCAACTTGAGCTTCAGTTGCAAGACCCATTCTAATTAAATCCTGTGGTGTCAATGAAAACTCTCCAATATCAGACAAGTCAACATCCATAACAACAGTTTGAAACCCTAATGGTACCCCCATTATCATGTAATCCCCACTATCATTTGTTTTGGCCGTGAACTTATAATATCTGTCATATATTTCAACAGCGGTTGTTCCTGTCAGAGCATCCAATCTTGATGGTATTGTACCTGTTGCTGCGTGAACAGAATAAGATTTTTCATAAGGTAATAAGTTGTACCTATATCCATCTTCATTTTTATCTGAAGGTGATTTATATGGGTATATACTTGAAATAATTGGGTTTGATTCATCTACCGTTGTAATAGGTATGAATATTGACACTCTTGCGTTTGGTAATCCAAAACCATTGTTAGCGGTAACCCTACCAACAATAACTCCATAATCGGCACAACTTCTTATATAGACATCTTCTTGTTGTATTTTTAAAGATAAAATCTCTAACTGTTCAAACTCTTGGTCTAATTGTACGTTGATTGTTTTGTTAACCCCTAATTCAGTCCTTATTCTATATGATTGACCCATTAATGTCTTTAGTTAATAAATAGTTTATGCGGGATTTTTAAAGTGAACCCACACAATTAAATAATAATCCAAAGAAAAAATAAATAAACTTGTTAAGAAAAAGTAATTGATTGGAAGTTCTTAACCGAAACTCTAATGTCTTTACCTGGATATCTAATCTGATACACTTGTGATGGTTGAGCAAATATGGTATCATCAACAGGACCAATAAGTTTTAATTCTGGGTCTGAGTATTCCATAGAGGTTTCTGCCGATGAATATTGACCACCAACTTCATTAAACACATCTAAAGTTGAAACGGTTAATACCCCATTTGTATTTTGAATAATACTTCTAATCTCGGATAGATAAACATTCTGACCTAATTGTCTTGATAGAGGGTTAAAGTATGCAGATATTTTATCAATAACACTTGAAATAACTTGTCCTGAGTTTTGAGCTGAATCTAAGACAATCGCAACATCAACACTCAAGTCAATAACCTCAGCACTGAATATTGAAATATAATCATTCATCATTCGGTAGTTTGATAAATAATTTGCAATGTTTTGTCTTAAAGTATTTGAAACAATATTGGTTAATTTACCTGAAGTATCGTAAGATAAAATTTGAATTAAAATTTTATTATCATTTTCTGTTATAGATACTTTTGCGGGTGCTCCAAATTGAGCTGGCATGTTTCTAATAATTGATTCGTAATCCTGTACGGTAACCGCTCTCTTTTGAGCTGCAAAATTAAATGATACATAGTTTCTAATTTCCTCTAATGATGGAATACCCGCTCCACCTACCGCCGCAGTTACGTTAACACATCTTAATGAATTAACTACCGCTGAGTTTGTTGTCTCAGATGGACCATTAACAAAGAATGAAACAGTACCAATTTGATTGATTACGTTTGTTCCTAAGTTTGTTGCCAATCCACCACCAACTCTATATTGAATGAACAATGTTGAATTTGGTGTTAATGTTGAACCTAATGAGAAATTGTTAGAATATTTTTGAAGTTCTAATGTTGTACCTAAAGTTGTGAACTGGTTCAATTGGTCTTGTGCGGTATTGGTACCACCACCAAATGTCATTTTCTTAAATCCTTCAGGTGTATATTCGGTAATAAATCTATCTTGAGTTTGGATATACTTACCAACTTTAATACCAGGTTGGTCAGAAACTTTTGCAGGGTCTTCAATAAAGACTCTATCTTCAGCCAATGCATCCACTTCATACCATCTATTATCAACACCTAAAAACTCTGCAGTTGTTGGTGTGTTTGTATATTGTGTACCATTCTTTAATAATACACTTGTAATGCCTAACACATTTTTTTCAGGTAAAAATAATTCAAAGAATGGTTTAACATCATTTGCACCAATAACTCGTTTGAATACCTTTGTAATACCATTTACAACAATTTCTCTTTTTGTGATTGTATAATTAACTAAAATATTATTTGAGTTAAAGTTTGGTATTTTTAATCTATTGGGAAAACCTTGAGAATTATATGGTGAAGCAAAATCAATGTCATAAACATTTTCAAAAACAATTCCAGCTCCAACAACTTGTGAACCTCTTGTCAATGTTCCAAGATATCTTTCATCTTCTTTATCACCAAAAGCAGGGACTGTAATTGAGAAATCAACTAAAGCAACTGATGGTCTTTGTCCTGGTAATTTTAAACCGTAGGTTCTGGCTATGTTATAAACTGATGACCTTTGTTGAGCATATTGTAAAACAGTCTCCTGAATACTTCGGTCAATGTTATAATGTAAGTTGTCCGCAATCGCGGCGTTTAAATCAATGAATACGGAGAAGACCGAAGCATCGTTAAAGTCTTGGATTAAGTCAGGATAGTAAGTTTTAGTATAATTCAAGAGCTCGGTCCTGATTGACTGATAATCCCTAGATGCGTATGATATTCTATTATTTGCCATTTGTATTAAATATTTATAATTACAAAATCACTCTGAGCATATGTTGAACCATTTGTTGAGTAATCTAATCTTATTTTTGCTGTGTACTCTGAAGTACCTTTGCCAGGGAATCGGTAAATTGACGATTCGCTTGTTCCTACAACGTTTTGACCTGTGGCAATATCCACTTCTTCCTGTGGGTCAGCAGGTGTAATACTTAAACTATTAACCAATAAGTTTGGCATAAAAGTTTCAATTGCATCTCTGATGTCAGATTCAATAGCGTCAAAGGTAATACCATCAAAAGGCTCAAAAAGAAATTCATATAATCTTGTACCAAATTGTGGTAAATAATATCTTGAACCCTTCCTTGTCAACAATAACAACATCAAGTCAGCTTTAATTTCTTGTGACTCTAATTCCGTTAATTGTAAGTAATCCCCCCTAAAAGAATCTCTGAAGGGAAAATTTATACCATATGTAACACCATTAGCCATTGTTTATAAATATAGTAGTATTTCCTTTTTTGTGAGCAGGAAAATAAGGACAATGTCTACAACCTGAACCACAACAAGAACCTCTTTCTAAATGGAATTCTTCGGTAAAGACATATTTTCCATCTTCCATATAAAATAAAGAAGGGAGAAGTTTTACCTTCCCCCCCTTATTTTTAT